CTGGGCGTTGCGCCAGTCGACCAAGTTGAAGCCGAAATCCTTGACGAGGTTGAAGCCGTTGAAATTGCCGCTCGTGCCACGGCTGACACCCTTCTCGGCGGCAAAGCGCGAGATCTGATCCTTCACGTCCTGCGGCAGCGTGTTCTGGCTGTTCAGGTCTTCGTCGACCGATTGGAGCAGTCGTTTCTGGATCCCGGCGAACCCGGGCATCGCCTGCTCAAGGAGCCGGTTGGCCTCGGACTGGTTGAAGGAGTTGGTCTGGCCGGCGAGCTTCTGCGCTTCGCCCATGTTCGCCATGTTTCCGGCGATAGTCTGCCGCTGCACGGCGGCGGGATCGACGGGCGTATAGTTGGCCTGCTTCGGCGCCTTCTGACGACCGAGGACTGAGCCGAGGATCTGGCCTCCGGCCTGAATGGCTGCGGCTGCTATTAGTGGGGCCATCTCAGTAATCCTTTCGCAGGAAGATCAGGGCCTTGTACGGCGGCGTGATATCGAACGTGCCGCTGTCGAGCGCGGTCGGCGTGTTGTTCAGGTTCGCACGCGAGGCGACCTCCTTCGTGTCGATCGTGATCGCACCGATGGCGGGCGACTCACGGTTGCCGCCCTGCGCCGACGTGCCCTTGGCGCTCCACGCGATCGTCGAGCGACCGCCCTCGGAGGTCGGGCCGTTGGTTCTTGGTCAGCGCGGTGTCCTCGTTCTGCTCGTCGACCATCTTGATGTCGCCGATGGCGCCATCGAGGGTCGTCCAGCCCTGCGAGGTGTAGCGCAGCAGGCGGCCGATGTCGGAGTCGAAGTAGAGATAGTTGACCGGCACGTCCGACGGCCGGCTGGACGTGGTGCCCGTCGGGAACAGGTTCGATGTCCACTGAGAACCGTCGTAAATTTGCAACGTCGCGTACGACGTGTTAAAAAAAAGCTCTCCTTTTTGCGGATTCTCCGGCGCCTCGTCGCCCACGCCGGCAACGAGCGGAATCGCGACCCAGTCGCCGTTGAAAACGTAGAATCCCACGGCCCGGTTGGACGCGGGGTCGAGCTTGATCCACGCCTTGTCGCGATCAGTCGCCGCCGGAGTCGTCGTGCTCCTGATCACCCCGGTCAGCGTTTCGAGCCCGGAGATCTGCGTGTACGCCGAGATGAAGTTGAGCATCGCCTGCGCGCTCGCCGGCGGGAACGGCGCATCGACCGGAGCGGTGGCGGGCTGAAGAGCGATTGTCGGCATGGGACGTGGGTCTTTTCTAGCGGTTTCTCAGCCGCCAGCCAAGGGGCTGACGGGCTGTGCGTACCAGAAGGACGGGGACTCGGCCCACGCGGGCACGGTGACCACGTCGGTCTGCTGCGCCGGGTCCGGGTTGTCGGCGTACGGAAGCATGGATACGCGCTCCTGAAACACCTGCAGGTAGTCGAGGCGGGCGAAGCCGTCCCACTCCACGCGGACCTGAAACCCCGTGGCGCAGGAAATCAGGCGACCCGTTGTGGGGTCGAGCTGCTCACCGGGGGTCCGGGTCGACAGGAGGCTGCGGTGCTGCGGCGTCACGCGGCCCCACGACTGCGCGGGAGGCGGCGTCACGGTGAAGTTGTCCCACTTGACCCAGTACGGGTACTTGTCCGGCCGGAAGTAGACGCGGACGGCCAGACCGGCCTTGATGTCGGAGAACTGGACGTCGCAGCGGCGCAGGTTCTTCAGGGTGCCGGGCGAGTCGCCGAAAAGGACGCGGGTCTCGATCGCCTGAGTCGGCTCGTCGCCGGACTGCACCGCGTTCTCGCGCAGTAGCTCCCAGATCCCGTTGGTGCCGTCGATGTCGCGGCCGAGGATGAAGCACCGCTCCGCGCCGTTGATGACCCCGGTGAAGAGCTTGGCGATCACGATGCCGTCCCACTCGCCGTCGAACGCCGGCGGCGTCTTCTGCCCGTAGAGCGCCCGGGGCCCGTGGATGAACGGGCTGTGGGTCGCGAGGAGCCGATTGTCGAAGAGCGCCACACTCGCGTCCTGCAGGAGGAACGGCGTGTCATAATCAAAGCGATGCCGCACCTCAACTGATAGCGGTGCAAGTCCCGGAGCACTGTAATCAGCAGTCGAGGTGCGGACCGATCGCAGCCCGTCACTGCTGCGAAAGTATAGATCTTGGTTCACCGCGGTGACGGCGCTGCCGCCGGTGATACCGCGGGTCGGCAGAAGGATCGTCTGGAAGCCGACCTCACTCCAGAGATCGCGCTGCGTGATCTGCGTCTTCAGCGTGTACACGGCGTCATCGCAGCCGACGATCAGGGCGCCCTGACCGCTGCCGGTGTCGACGACCGGGAGAACCGAGAGGGCGCGGACCTTGGAGCCAAAGGCAAAGTCACCTCCGCCGAGAAGGTTGTACGTCTCCGTAAACTTCAGCTCCGACTGGTGCTCGGTCTGCCGGATGTCGCCCAAGCGGACCGCGTTGCCGTCGTTGACGACGACCGAAAGCCGGCCGTTGCCGTACGCCATCGCGGAGCCCACCGGCACCTCGTCCTTGTCGGCTCGGCGCAGTTTCGCCCCATCGTAGATGAGCGGAAAAGCCTGCCCGTCCTGCATCACAATTGAGCCGTCGGTCTCGCAAAACCACACGCGGGCCTGCGTCGGCGAGTTGGCGAGCGGGACGTTGTAGTTGAACTTGTAGGTCGTCGCCGGCGCTGTCGCTGGATCCATGACGGCCGTGAGTTCTAGCAGCGAGATTATCCCGTTCTTGTCCGTGTCCGCCGGGTGGTAGATCGTGATCTTGCCCGGCCCCGGGGCGTATCCGTCGACCGTGGTGTTGTCGGAGTGGTACTCGCCCGTGCGGACCGAGTTCGCATAGTAATTGTAGAACTCGGTGACCCGGGCTAGGTACGCGGACTTGGACAGGTTGACCGCGGTGATGACCCCGTTGAGATCGGAGACCGTCCACGTTCCCGGATCCACCTCCAGCAGACGGCCGGAGAGCGATACGAGTATGCGACCGCCGGCGCGGAAGACCGCCGCACCCTGCATGAGCCCGGCCTGCAGAGACACGCGCTTCACGATGCGCGGGCGCGAGCGGACGCGGCCGCCGCGGATCGAGACGTTGCGCAGCATCGCTGCCTGCTGCTCGGATATTAGCTCAGGCTCGCGGCCACGGTTCATGCCGTCGACCACGGTGGCCTGCGTATCGCCGAGCCATCCTTCAGTCGTCGGCATGGTCAGTAGATGTCCTGCCGCTCCGACATTGACGCGATCCGGGTCACGTTGACGGGAGAGGGTTGGCGGCTGCCGCGGTACTTGTGGGCCTCGTCCCGGAGAATCTGGGCGGCCGCGGCAAAGGCTGCCTCGCTCGCCTGCAGGTCACCTTTGTCGAGCAGGGCGACCGCTTTTACGGCGAGGCGAAGGGCGCCGAGGTTGGTGATGAAAAGCTCGTCGGAGTCCGCCGCGATGTCGAACAGACGCCGGCGCACGATCGCGTCGACCGTCTTCGACTGCTTGTCGCCGATCTGCGTGAAGCGGTAGAGCCGGAACGACGGGTTGATGTCGCGGGGGCGGTAGTCGCCGCCGATCGACTTGGCGCCGTACTTGTCGGTGAACGAGAGCACAACGTCGCCCTGAGTCACCGGCTTGATGACCTGAGTGACGCGGGAAAACTTGGCGACGTTGGTCGCGTCGGGCAGCGCGTAGGTGATCGTCTGCGCGAGGTTGTTCTCGTCGTAACCCTTGACGACCACGCTGCCGGTGTCGGCGCCGTTGGTCGAGGTCACCGTGATCGTGGCGCCACCATCACAAGGCTGCGCGATTACCGGAGACTCGCCCATGTCGAGTCCGTAGTTGCACCACTCGTTCTTTTGGTAGGGGCCCGGCCCGTACTCAATAAACTCGAACCACGGCGGCTGCGTCTCCACCGACTCGCGGTTGATCGTGGCGTGAACGATTGCCTCGTACATCGTCGGCAGGGAGACGATGCCGCCGCGCTGAGAGAACTTCACGCGAGCGTACTGGTACGGCCATTCGCCGAGCGTCGAGAGACGTTCCTGCGCAAGGTTGACCGCGGT